CATTTAACGCCATGAAGGCAAAGGGTTTGTACGTTGGGGCAGAAAATAAGCGCATGTCCAAGGGCATGAAAGTCAACACGGTGCCGGTGCAGTCGCTAATCTTCGACGCTAATCACCCTGACTTCAGCGGCATTACCGACTTGTTCAACAATGCAATCACGGCTGTGAAGCCGGACGCCGACGAAGAGTGAAGGTAGCTGGGGTCAGCTACGATATAAACTGGCGCGCCTTTACTAAGGGCGCGTCACTGTTCTTCCCATGCCTAGACCCCAAAGCTGCAAAGAAAGAAATACGCCCTGTGCTACGTAGGCTGAAGCTAAAAGTAGTGTATCGGAGCGTAATAGACCCTAAATCTGGTATTAGGGGTTTACGTATCTGGAGAATGTGACTATACATGACACCGGAAGACGCTCCTTCCGTTTGGTTGATACTACCCCCGCTGGCGCTCCTCCCCGGCGGGGGTTTTTTATTCTACCACTGGTTTTCTACTCTCGTAGGGGAAGAAGTATTCTTCCTCACCGTCGTTATACTCGACGCCACGATAGGACTTTTCTTCCAAGTTTTCTGCGCTCTGCAGTGACCGCTCTAGGTCTTTACCTTCGATTAGATATGTGCCTAGAGGTGTGCCGTCCCTACCCAACGCCACCTTGGGGTTAAACTTGCGCATCTTCTCAAACGCTGCTTCCAGCCCTTCCCTAGCCCCGTCTCCGTAAACCGAGCGGAACTCTTGGAACAACTCGCCGCGCTCTTTCTTCATGCTGCGCTGCCACTGGTTAGTAGTCCGGTTAATTTCACGCACACGTGATAGTTCGTCTGGAGTGAAGCCCAGCACCTGACCAACCAACTCTCCAGTAGTAAACTCACCAGCACCGCGTGTGATCTTGCCGGTCTTAGTGGTATCGCCTTCACGTGCCTGACGCTCTGCGGTGACGGCACCGCGCACAGCTGCCGGTACAATCTTAGAGAAGCCCTTAGACCACTCGCCCCGTGCGAAGTCGTCAACACCGTCAATCATGTTGGCGCTCTGCGATACCTGCGGTGCAAGGTTAGCAACGAGGAAATTCACTACGTCGTCCCGTGTGCTCTCGCCTTCCCTGCCTTCACGTAACCATAGGCTACTCTGACTTAAGCGTGTACTCCAGTCCCACCCGGTTAGTTCCGACAGTAAGCCCTTCTGCATAACCCTAACAGCTGTGGAGTCCGCACCAAAGTTCTCGGGTAACCACTGGAACCGGAACCTATAGTCTGCATCGTCTGCGCCAAGCGGGTCTTTCTTGCGCCACTCTTCCATCTCATCTTCACCCAGCAGTGCTGGGAGCATGAGGTCGAGCATACCGGTTATGAAAGAGTAACCGAAGTTAGCAGATAAGCCCGCCGCTGCCGATGTGAAGACAAGCACCATGGATAACTCGTTGAACGCCTGTAACTTAGTCTGCGTCGGGTCATTTTTAGTCAGTGCCCCCAGCATGCGGAAATAATACGCAGTGCGCTGCACCGAGTAGGTACGCAGGAAGCCAATCATACGCCGCAATGGACCACCACGGAATACATCGAGTTTTTCTAGCTCCGTGTAGTTACCGATAGTCTCGTTGGTGTTATTAACTGCGGCCTCAACAGCACCCTCGATGGCAGCTTCATGCGACTTACCAGCTTTAATCAGGCGGTTATACTCGAGCTCAGCAAACGACATGCCAGAGACTTCACGTGTAATTTGGTCAGCCGAACTGAATATCGCACCAGACTTATCTACGAGCGTTTCATAGGCACCGCTTAGCTTCTGTAGCCCTGTGTCCCGCGCCGTGCTCTTAGTCGGCCTATCGCGTAGGAGCATATCGGTCTGCTTCTGCGAAAACAAATCCCGTTTCAGGTTGAGTTCGTCCCACAGCCGTGCACGTAATGGGTTGCTTTTGATGAACGTCGTGTTCCCTATGGTCGGCGCTACTAACCTCCGCGCACCAGTAACTGGGTCTATGTCTACCGATGCTTCCACCAAGCTGAATACTGGGGTGTACTTACCCACTGCAGCGAGGGTGGGGCCAAACCCATAACGGGCAAACATGCGGGGCATAACCTGAAACGGTAGCGTGAGCGGCTGCACCGCAGCAGACGCTATGGACGTCATAAGCGATAAGAACGTGAAGCTGCTTATGAACTGCTCTATAGGTCCATATGCCTCGCTATCGGCAGTAGCACGGACACGAGAAACAAACGCATCTACTTGGGCCGTTATCTTGGCACGTTCCGCAGGGTCCATCTCAGTGCTGATGCTGTCATACGCAGCTTCAATTTGTTTCTGTATTTGTCCACCATACACCACTTTAGGTAGCTGGGCTGAATACTGCGCTACAGATGTACGGAATACGTTCAAGACGTCCGCAGACTGTCCGGGTACTAACTTAGCATGGATGAGCTGCTTCTGCAGGCTACGCTCTGGTAGTGTAAGCAAGTATGTCTGATACAGCTTATTCTTCAGGCTTTCGGTTGCTATGGTGCCACCACCTGTCTCGTTCGTAGCTTCGGCTTTCGCTTTGTCTATGACGTCAAACATACGCTTTAGCATGAAGCCTTCGTTGTTCGCTACATCATCACGTAAGTTTTCTAGGCCGTCTATACGTTTGAAAGTGCTATTATACGCACTGCTGCCGCGCTGCAGCCCCAGCTTCTTTGCTACTTGCAATTCGAATAAGTTACGCTCTCTCATCGTGTCAAAGTGATAACGCTCACGCTCAGTGCGCTTACCTTCCTTTACGATAAGCGCATATTTACCGAAGCGGCGGAAAGGGAAATATTCTTTGGGGAACAGCTTCTGCGGCACTCCGGGGTTATCGTCGTCCTTATCCGTAACCGTATCTTCGTCCATGTCGCCACGCGCTTCGCGTATAAGCTTATCGGTAGCTTCTTTGCTTAGCCCTAGGTTACGGATGTCTTGGTCCTGCGCTGCGCGCAGTGCAGTGTGCATATCTTTGTAGAACTGACGGACCTTTTTGTAGAGGGCATGCCCACCCGGCTGCTTACCTAGTGCTTCCCATGCGTCCCATGCGGTGTTTACTGCTTTCTCGCGCTTACGTATGCCCTTGATGTTGTTGCGGGTTTTTTCGAACCGTATAACAGGGTCGTTAGCCAAGGCTTCAGCACGGGTATCATATGCAGTTACGTCAACGCGGTTCACACGGGCAATGGTCATCATGCTAGCCATAGCACCCTGACCGTTCTTATTTACAAAGTCTTCAAACTCCGCAACGCGCCGAGATAGCGCAGTGCGCATGGAGGTGCGCATACCGCGCATATTCTGCTCTAGCTTGTCAATGCCGTTAATTATGGAGCCCAAGCCGGGAAGCTTTTTGGTTATGTTCTCACGTATCCATGAGGTAGGTTGGAACGGTAGAATTACAGAGCCTTTACCCGCATCAAGTGCTTCAAACGTCGCACGACGTTTTTCTTTACCTGTAAGTTTTGCACCTGCAACAGCTTCGTCAATGCCTTCAAGAAGGCCGGTGGCAGTGTTGGACATCTGGGCCTTGTATAACCCACGGTCCATCTTCTCTTCAGCGCGGTTTACACCCTCACTGGCAGGGCTTGTTGACTTCGCCTTTGCACCTGCAACAGCTTTATAGTCGGCCTTGGTAGCTTCAAACAGCGGGTTTACGATTTCAATAAGTCGGTTAAGGGCAGATGTGTCGCCATCGGGTATATCTAGCAATGCTTTAAACATGGCTATAAACCGCGTGAACAGCGTATCCTTCGGCCCAACTTTAATACTGCGTAGGTACTCTTGTGCCTTATCGTTGGTCATACCCCACGCTAAGAACTCATCGAGGTCGGCAAAGACATTGCTGTCACGGTTGTACCACGACGTTTCTAACTCTGTAAGTTCGGCCCCAGATTTTACTCGTTGGTTGAAGTGGTCTACGACTGCGTTCCGCAGGTCGCGCAGGTCACCAACAAACTTCGATATTTTAGGTGTATTGCGGCCCAGCTTCTCCGCCACGATAAGCGAAGAAGACACAGCATGCAGTGCTTCATGCAAAACAACCTCTGAGGTATTTCCTGCACGGTTCTCGCCCAACTGCGAAGAACGTAGATATACATCTACTGTCTTCTTATTGAGGCTAACAGAAACTGCTCCGTAGGCACTACCGGTAGCCACACTAGTTGGTGCACGGTCGCCCTTCTGGATGATATGCAGTTTAACATTTAGCCCAGCAGCTTCAACTTGGGGCAGCAGGTTTGCGATACGCCCAGCTAGATACGTATCATACTCACTGAACTTATTGTCCGCGTTCCTAAATATTTCTTCTAGGAGGTCAGAAAGGGTGCTACCACGGTACTTATCAATGTCCATAGTGGCACCACCCATGAGGCCACCGGGTTCAACACGGGATATGTTTAGCTCACCAAGTTGTACACGACGCTCACGCTCGGTTATCTTACCAGATTTAAAGTCTTCTTCAACCTTCTGACGACCTGCTACACGTGAAGTCCGTGCCGCATCGAGCTTGGCGCGGGCGTTATTTACAATGTCCGTTTGCGCTGCGTTAAGATTGGTCTTTAACTCGTCTAGTACAGCTTGTGCAGCGGGCCTAGCTTTGTCTCTAGTAGGCAAGTCGTATACAAGCTGCTGCTGAAGTTCTACTTTGTCGCTCAGGTCCAATACTTTACGCCACTGTGGACGTATATCTTCGGGTTTATCACGCAACTGCAACCGGTTTTCTGGCGCACGCATATAGTCTACTACTTCACGCATCTCGGCGTTGGTAATCTCTTGGTTATCAAGTGCTGCTTGCAGGTCGGTGTTTAATGCCCCCTGTGCCCGCATACCATCGGTTAGCTCGGCAGCGCCCTCTACGGGACGGCCTTTCTTATTACCTTGTTTACCGCGCTGTACGGGTTTGGTACCGCTAGCCGCTGCAGCAGCTACCTTTTGTATTTCCAACCCTCTTGCTACCGCTTCGTCTACTGTTTCCTTAAACGGTACAGGCCCCCGTACAGGTTCCTGTACAGCAACTTGCATAGGTTCTGGCACGGTTTCAGCCTGCGCAAACTGAGGTTCTTTAAACTCAGGGGCAGGAACATCGACGAAAGCGGGGGCAGCTTCGGGGGCGGTAGCAACATCTTCTACACTTGGCGCGACCGGTTCGGGTGCTGGTGCGGCTTCAACAGGATTAGGAGTTACACCGCTGGCTGTCAGCGCACGGGTAACGATTTGCACAGGGTCAAAAGTTTGCTGGTTGGCAGCAAGTCGGGCTATCTGGTTAGCTGCTGTACTTACTAACTTAGTTGGAACCTTTACGTCCGCCATGCCCGGGATAGACTCGATAATGTTAAACACGATTGGTTTAGCAGCCGCAACACGAGCGGCCATATTCGGTGCTTCATATACCGAAGCTAGCGGCGCAGGGGCAGTTTCTACAGTAGGTGCAGGGGCAATTTCTATAGTAGGTGCAGGGGCAATTTCTATAGTAGGTGCAGGGGCAATTTCTATAGTAGGTGCAGGGGCAATTCCTGCAGGAGGTGCGACATTAGGTGCGGTAGGCGCAGCGGCGGTAGGCGCAGCGGCAGTAGGCGCGCGTGAAGCAAACTCTGTCTCAACCGCATCTATATTGTTTGTTACGTACTGCTGTAGTTCAAGGTCAAACGGAGAGTCACCGCGACCTGCACCTGCTAGATACAGGTCTACTACGGACTTAGGTGTAAACTCTTCGGATGGTATGGGGGTGAAAGTAGGTGCAGCTTCCTCTACGGCTGGAACAACCGCTTCAATGGGTGCAGCTTCTTCAGCTTCTTCGGCTACGCCTGCTTCTAAGTCCGCTTCTTCAACTTCTTCGGTCACACCTGCTTCACGAGCCTGCTGCGCACGCTCCGCCTTCTTACGTTCAGCTATTGTGCTAAGTGCGTACCGCTTTGCTTCTTCCTCAGGTATACCACTACTAACAGACAGACGCGTAACCAGTTCATCAAACTCGGCTTGGTCTTCGGGGGTTGTAATAACCTGCGCTGCCGCAGAGTCCAGCATCTCTGTAGGTATGTTGTTTAAGGGTGTAGCTTCTATATCGGCTGGTTTGAGTTCTGTGTCAGGACGCCTGCTCTCCAGACCGCCACTAACTGCACCGAAGCCGCCGCCTAGAAGCGCAGCGCCAATAGCGGCTTGTTTATATTCGCCCAGTGCTTCGTCATCAGACAAAGACAAGCCAGCCTGCCACCGCTCCAGACTAGTCTGTGCTATTTCCTGCGGTATTTCAAACGCGACACCTTTTCCAGTGCCCACCGCTACACCCTTAGTGAAGCTAACAGTGCCCTTCTCAAAGGCATCAGCCAGCACGTCACCAGTGTTCTGTGCAGCTTTCTCTCCAGCTTCCCCTAAGAGAGGTTTAGCAAACGGGAATAGTTTAGCGATACCTTTGAATACCGGTCCAGCAGCTACGTCTAAACCGGTCTGACCTGCAGCGGCAGTGAGTGCTTTAGTTACGGACGTTTCTTCCGGTGCTTTACCTTCGGCAATAGCTCGCTCTTGCTCTTGCGCCTGACGCAGTAAGTTATTGATGGTGTTTTGTGCGCCTGAAGTAGCAGTCGCTGCGGCGAGACCCGCGATTGGAGTCCCCACAAAACTAGTACCAAACCCTGCAGCAAGAGGTGCAAGCGCTTCGCCTAGAGAGCCACCAAGAGCCTGTTTAAAAGCTACCCAGTTGGCACCTTCACCGAACTCAACACCGGTACGCCCGGAGTCACCTGCGGCTACTAGCTTCTTACGGTTTTGCTCTGTGGGGTTTGCTGCAAACGCAGCTGCTTCATCAGCCAGTCCAAACTTCGTAGCACCCTCTATTAGAGTACTCCAGAAGCCAGCTTCTTTATCCACGTCGCTCCAGCTGTTGGGGTCAGCAGGGTCTTTACCTACAAAACGAAAACCATCCTCTACCGCCCCTTTCTTAGGGGGTAGGCGTTTCCAGTTGTTTGGGTCAGCAGGGCTACCGCCCGTAAACCGAAACCCATTGTCTACAGTGCCGACTTTCGGGGTGGGTGGTGGCATTATATATAACCTCGGAGTTATTGGTATCTAAACGCTGGGTTCTGCTTTTCTTTAGGTTTAAGCGCCTCGTCGAACGGCTTAGGCCCTTCGCTGTCCCCCGATTTATATCTAGCTGCAAGATATTCAGTAGCAGCCTCTTTAAGCGGTCCGCCCTTGAGGAACATCTGGAATACCATCTGGTCAACGTCAATACCTTGATTTTTAGCAGCTTCGATACGCATGTTAAGCTCGTCACGACGTAGTTTAAGCTCTTCTTGTTTTACCTTAACCTCTGCCTTGCGGTTCTCAATACCCTCGTTAAGTGCAGCCACCCTGCCGGTGAGGTCAACACCCATCTGCATGACTTCCATCTTCTCTTTACGGCTGAGGTTTGCCAGCTGGGTACGTTCACGCTGCATCTCACGGATGCGCGCTTTATCCGCTGCTAAGCTTTCTGCAATATCTCCAGCACCAGCACCGAGAGTTTCAGCCAGACCACCTAGTAAGGTGGGGCTCTTTGAGGCCCCAAGGCGCTTTGCAAGCTTACCTAGGCCTTCGAAAAACGCGTCTTTTTGCCCCCGTGCTTGGCTCTCAGGAGAGAGTTGTTCTTTTAGGCTTTCACGGTGTTCAATCTGCTCAGCAGACTCCTCTGGCATCATGCCAGTGAGCATGTCGATATTACCTTGTAGGTTCGTAGGTAGGCCATAGAGAGTATTAGACTTCTGCGCAGAACCTGCTAGTTCTTTGCTATTTTTAAACCTACCCGAAGCAACTTGCGGTGCAATGTTCTTAAAGAACTCCATCGGGTCCATACGGTTACCTTCTGCGTCACGGGCACCAAAGTGCAGGTGATGACCTCCGTTTTTACCGCGTACACGACCGGTATTACCCGATAGACCTATAACTTCACCCGGACCTACTTCCTGTCCCGGTGCGACGGCAATTTCCGATAGGTGGGAATACGACGAGCGCGTACCATCAGGGTGTTCTACAATCACAAAATTACCGTTAATATTATCAGTGGAGGCAGTAACCACTTTACCCGGCGCTGGACTTCCAATCGGGGTTTTATTACCCACCCCAAAATCCGTTCCTTTATGCGTACTCGCGCCGCGTTTTACTCCATATGGAGAAGTAACCGCAGACCGCATCCAATCCGTGGGACTAGCAGTGCCACCACCGGAAAACGCAACCATACCACCACCTGCGTAGCCGTCGCCGTCGTCAAAGCCACCATTACGGGGCTCATCAAACATTGTGTCGGGTATAGGTAGCTCAGAAAGGCCACCACCTGCGGCGTAAGGAGGCACCATGCCGCCTTCAGCCATCATCGGCATTTCACCTTGTGGCGGAGCCATTTCCTGTGGTGGCGGAGCCATTTCTTGTGGGGGCGGAGCCATTTCTTGTGGTGGAGGCGCACCTTGTGGCGGAGGCGCACCCATAGGCGGCATAGCACTCTGCATTTGTGCAGCTTCTGGTGTAGCACCAAGACCGGCGGGTGGTTGTTGTGGCGCTGGAGGAGCAAAGACTTGCTGTGCTACCGTCTGTTGGGGAGCGCCTTCTTGCATCGCAGCGGAGCGCATACGGTCAATAAACATACCCGCCAAGGTGCCAGCGGTAGGGTCAAGAATACCCATCTGCATAGCTTCAGCAATTTTCTGCTTGTTGCCTGCATAGTCCTTAGCAATTTGCTCCGGGGACTGTATGGTGAACGGTTTAGTTTCCACGTTAAATTACCCCTGCCCGGTTAGCTGTGTTGTATATACTAGCTGCGCCCAACCCGCCAGCAAGCAGCTGTGAGCCTATCGAAGGAGAAGGAGCACTTTGTGTTTGTGTGCTGGTCATAGCCTGCGGTACACCGCTCATAATATTCATGTACTGCTGAAGCTGCGTATACGGGTTATTGGCCTCCCGCATGAAGTCTGCATAGTCAAGGTCGATCATCTGCTGGTTAAGCGCCTGCTGTTGCGCAGCGGTGCTTTGCTGCATACCAAGTCGTGCTAGGTCCGCCTGCTGCTGTGCCGAACCAATGTTGCTAAGTGTCTGACCCATCTGGCCAGCCTGTGCTAGACCTGCAAGTCCTTGCTGCGAACCAAACTGACGCGACTGCTCGGCCATACGCTGCATATCAAGGTTGGCCTGCTGGTTAGACTGAAGCGCAGCAAGACCCGTTTGAGCACCCAGCTGCTGTGTCTGTAACGCAGAGCTAAGGTTCTGTTGGCCGACCGTAAGTCCGGTCTGTTGGTTAGCCAGTGCAGCGCGCAGAGCGTTTTCGGCGTTCATACCTTGTGTCTGTAACTGCGCTGCGAGGTTCTGGACGTTAGCCTTCGAAGCAGAGTCAAGATTAGCAAGTGCCGTCTGCATACCCGCCTGAGTACTAAGCTGTTGAGCCTGCATCATAGCCTGCTGGTTTGACTGTGCACGAGTGACGTCCACACCTTGGTTGGCTAGTGAAGCGCGCAGAGCGTTTTCGGCGTTCATACCCTGAGCTTGTAATTGCGCAGCTTGGTTGTTGACCCGCGCCTGTTGCTCGTTGGTTAGGTTAGCAAGTGCCATCTGCGTACCCGTCTGAGTACCCAATTGTTGCACACCTAGTTTAGCCGCGAGGTTCTGTTGGCCTATGGTGAGTCCCGCCTGCTGGTTGGCCAGTGCCGCCCTCATAGCATTGTCGGCGTTCATACCCTGAGCTTGGAACTGCTGCGCTTGGTTGTTGACCCGCGCCTGCTGCTCGTTGGATAAGTTAGCAAGTGCAGCCTGCATACCAGTGCTAACGCCAAGCTGCTGCTGCCCTAGTGCGGCCTGTAGGTTTTCCCTATCGGTAGTCATACCCGCTGCGCGGTCACGCTCAAACTGAGCTTGCGCATTTTCATACGCCGCTTGCGAACCACGTGCTTGGATATCACCTAGTTGCGTACCCAGATTGCGCTCACGCTCAAGACCAGCAAGTAGCTGACGGCTACCACCATAAGTACCCTGACGCGCAGCGCCTAGGTCTTGAACAATCTGGCCCTTTTGTGCGTCACGAATAGCTTCGCGTTTCTGTATGTCCGTAACATTTTGCTGGAAGGGGGACATATACCGCTCGGCTTGCACACCACCAAACTGCTCAGGACCTTCCATGCGGAACTGCTCAAGTGGGTCTTGACCAAAAGAAGTTTGTGCACCCTGCATATCGGATGCCTTAACTTTTCCAGCACTAACATTACCTGCTTTACCCATCTGGAAGTTTTGGAGTTTTGGGTTGTACCCACTCTTTGCAGCTTGCATTGAGGACGCGCCTACGCCTAGTGCACCCACATCACGGGTATTACCCATCATGTAAGCTTGTACCTGCGGATTGAAGCCGGTCTGAGCAGTACCCATCTGGGGCGTGCCGTACTGCTGAGCTTGTACATTCTGCGGCGCGGTCATGCTATATTGTTGCAGGTTGGGCATACCAATCTGCTGCGAGCTAAACTGACCGGGAGTATACTGGCCCGCCTGAAGAGAACCAAGGCCCGCAGCGGTAGCTAGTGTTGTAGCGTCGCCAAACTGACCCGGCGTCTGCATTCCAGCGACTTGGTTCTGTAGGTTCTGCTGCTGCTGGGTAAACCCAGCAAGACGGTCTCGGTCGTAGATAGGAGTCGGAGCAGTGAGCAGAGAACTGGCCCGCTGCATCGCCATGTTATAGTAGGGCTGTTGAGACGGACCAATGTTCGATGTGGTCTGAACAACGTTCTGTGTGGTAGTTTTAGCCATTATGCAAGCCCCCTAAGGATATTCCGTTGCTGCCCTCGTTTAGTTGCCTTGTGGGCTTCGTTCATCATAGCATATAGTTTGTTAGCGCCGCGCTTAGGGTCCCCTTTACCGATACGACGCACAGCTTCTGGTGGCATATATACTTCACCCGCAGCAACACGAGCAGGCTGATTATTGCCTATACGGGCAGGGATACTATCACTTACACCGTCACCGGGACCATTAATTGGGACGCCGCCCAGTGCTTTAAACCGTTCCTGACCTGCCTGATTTAAACCATTACCAGCTTCGGCTGTTGAACGGGCATCTACTATAAACCCACCGTTAGCAATTTGTAGTTCTCCACCTGCGGAGTAACCCATGCCTTCTTCCTCTTCGGGGGCGACCATAGCCTCCTCAGGGTTAACCATACCTTCATTAGGGTCAACACCGCCCATATAGGTAACGGGTTGGAAGTTATACATGTTCTGGCCCTTCTTAGCATTAGGGTTCAGCACTGGCTGCATTATCTGCGTACCGCGCACTGTGTGGGAACCCGGCTGTACGACCTGACCCATTGTGTTATAGATTTCAGGCATATCTACATCAAAATACTTTTGCTGGCCACCGTCGCCCGCAAGTATGTCTTCAGTCGTACCTGAATATATTTGCTTACGAGGCTGCGCATAGTACGGACCTTGGAAGGAGTTATCAACTTGACCAGCCGGTCCTGCTACACTGCCACCCGAAGGAGCCATTGCGCCGCTAACACCCTGCATAAGACCAGAAGCAGCCAGCATAGGTGCGGCTTTACCAATGATACCGCCCGGAAGTCCGGCACCAGCAGCTTGACCAAACCGTGACATTATACCGCCTGTGAACTGAGGTGCAGCCGCCGAAGCATTAGCAGCACCGTATTTAGTGGCATTAGCCGCAACTTCACGCGCCATGTCAGCAGATGATCCAAAACCACTAACGGCACCACCAGCAACATTAGTAGGAATAGTACCTAGGCCCATATTAGCGCCGAAGATACCGGAATTGCCACTCAGTGTCCCGAACCCAGTCTTCGAGATGGCACCACCAAGACCAGCAGCGCCAGCAAGTGAAGCGCCGCCATATGCGCCGAGACCAGCCATTAGACCTTTCTTAAGGCTACCTGTTTTAAGTACAGAGCCAGCAGCGACAAGACCCGCAGCAAGCGGGGCACCGACGCCAGTAGCCGCTAGGAGTCCACCGATAAGCGTAGGAGCTAGTTTCTTAAGTATCTTGCCTAAGAAACCAGCTTCGGGAAGACCTGTTTCTGGGTTAATGGTAAGTGAGCCGCCATGTGCCATGGCCAGACCCTGAAGACTGTTAATCTCACCGGGAGTCATGTGCACGAGCATCGTATCTTCGCCGCGACCTTGCGCCTGAACTTGCTGGGCCATAGGGGCCATAGGGGCACTAAGAGCGGCTAAACCGCCCTCTGCCATCCCGTACGGCTGCTCCATCTGTTGAAAGTCCATTGTCATCTACCCTACCTTATCACTACGCTTATAGCGGCAATCTGCTCAAAACTAAAGCCCTTACACGTCATACAGACCTCGACACAAAATTAACATCTATAATGGCAGACGGTGTAGCTGGGATAGCTGGGGTCACACCTGCGGAATAAGTTACTGCAGGGAGATGTTCCATAACAACGCTTGTGCTTGTAGTGCGCCACATAACCTCAACCCATACACCTGCGGCTTCAGCAAAGCCTGTGAACGGCGTCACGGTCACAAGATAAGACGGAGAGCCAGTTGATTTACGCGGGGGGATGGTAAACTTGCTGTTGGAGTTGGGCACGTCGGTCGTCGTCGTGCCGTTATAGTAGCGGAACCAGATGTCCACTTCCTGCGTATCGTTGGTTGGGTTGGCGAACGACAGGCTATAGGTCATCGTGTATATGCCGGGTTCCGTAAAGGTAATCTGCGTGTCGTTTGCACCTGAGGTGTATATGCCGTTAGTGAAGCTGGTCTCTTCCAACTTAACTGCATAGGCTTGGTCGATAGCCGCAGCAGTCTGGTCCACCATGCTGTAGAACTGATTATAGGGGACGTAGACGTCCACCCCGTTACCATGCAGGTTACCACCAAAAAAGTCGTCAGCCGTATAGCTCTCGGCAAAATTGGGTGTCTTCGAGTCAAGCTGCGAGAAGTAGCTCTCCAACACACGGATAAACTGCCGTATATGCTGCGGGTCATATTCTGCCGGTGGCTGGGGCAAAGGCGCGGCGCGGAACCTAGTAAGGGCCATGGTTACCTCTTACCATCCGGACGTGCGTCAACACGCGGAGTTCCAAGCTGCCACTGCACACCAAGTGCATCTGAGGAAATCTTGAAGGCCATGGCGCGGGCACGGGCACGGATGAACACCTGCGGAGTGAACTGGGTTATAGAGGTAGATATAACCCGCTGCGAGTCTGCAGCGTCATTGGAGACCGGCCCACCGGGGAAGCTACGGGGGAAGAGCGTCATCGTCGCTTCTGGAGCACTAGCAGATGAAGTGGCAAAGTTAACATCGGGGATGACGCGCCGCGTCAACATAAACTGGTCACCCTCACCGAGTTCGAAATCGGACGAGAGAATGTAGCTATCCATCGCTACTCCGTCGTCATCTGTGCCGACTTCGTGCGAATAGAGGTAGCCAATACTGGTGCTCAGGTCGGTGTTTGCCGCTTGTGGCGCAGGGCGTAGGGCCGTGTCCAGCCATGCCGTACGGTCAATGCTACCATAATACCAGATGCGCTCAAGGTGGTTATAGACAACATAAGCATCGTTATAGTCGCTCTGCGCGGTTGGGTAGAACCACCATATCTCGTTCCACTGCTCGTTGGTGCCGCAGACCACTTGACCTGCTTGGTCTACGTTGAAGTTCGTAAAGACATGGTTACGTAGGGTGCAGGGGAGTGTCTCGACGCGACCAGTGTATGTGTAGAACTTGTCTTGGCCCATCCAGTAAGTGACGCTGGCCGCTGTAGCCACGGCGCGGGGGCTCATGATCGAGATGTTATCCGCGTACTCCTGAAGCGCAAAGACGTCAGTCGTGCCAAGAAACTGGAGTGTGTATAGGTGTGTATCGGTCCAGACCAAGATTTCCTGCCGAGTAGGCAGTGCCCGTACGATACGCGAGCCGCGTGAAACCCGAAGGTCACCTGCGGTATTTGTTTGGGTCGGTGTCCAATCGCTTGGAGTATCTTGGTCTGCCCACCGGATAAGCATAGGGTCAAAGTCAGCCGTGCTTGTCGAACCGAAAGGAACCGCACCAAAGGCAATAAGGTGCCTGTCTTGCTGAGAGACCATAAGCTGCATGATCTGCGCTGGGACTGCGTCGGGGTCGTGCCCGTTTGCAGTGGCGTATGCCTTCAGTGAAATCGCTCGGATAGCCAAGGGCACCCCGGGGTCAGCATTGGTACCGCGTTCCCACCAGTAGCCCGCCCCGTTGCGCACGTTTGCAACAAGGTCATTATCAAAATTGTCGAACCACCAGTCGCGCTGGGGTAAGAATATCGGCGCACCGGTAGTACCAAGACCCCAAGCGTCGCGTCCCCACGCACCAACACCCCAGCCATAACCCTCTGTAGCAACTGCATTTCCGGACTGAAGTAGGAAGTCGATATCTATTGCCGTGCCGCCGCCGCCTGTCACCGTCGAGGTTGCGCTAGTAGCAACAGTAAAAGTAAACGATGTAGAAGACGTTTTCGTAACTTTGTGCTCAGCATTAATCTGTGCGTCTGGAACCCCACCCACGTCACCGGCAACACCAGAGATAATTACATAGTCTCCGGTTTCCGCCCCGTGGACTACACTAAGCGTCACGGTTATAGTATTAGAGCCGTTCGTGGTAAATATGCAGTTGTCGGTGCTTGGAGAAGATATGGTGGGGGTGGTAGACCGCAAGGGGGTGATGTCGTAGTAGTTTCCCCCCGCCTCGATATAGAGCTTCTCGTTGGTGCCTACCGCCAGAAAGTTGTCTGAGTAGGTTGTAATCCAATTCCACATCTGGCGACATACGCCGACGAACGGGATATTCGAACTCTTAACCCAGCCCCCTAGCTTCTCAGGATAACCAGAACGGAACCTAATTTTGTCGCACTCGTTCCACCCACCCGTGTTGGTGTAGTTAGTCTGGTCTCGGTTCACACCGGGCCGGAAAGTGAGTTTTATGAGCTGGCTCACGGTTTCGTTGACCACACTATGTTGAAGGGATCGGACTGCATGGGATGTCCTTATGCTGGGCGAAGGGCTAAAGTGACTGAGGCTGAAGAGTAGGTGGTGCTGTCTGCTTCACTAAACGTAAATTGCGCGGGGTCAAATGATCCAAAAGTCCAAATTTTATATCCAACCCCGATGGTGACATCGTTTGTGTCACCTTGTCCAACGGAAGTAAATCCAGTCAAGTCTGAACTTGAGAACGTTTGACCCCCTCCCTCGTTGTGTGCGCCAGCGCCGCCAGAAATGATGATAGCGCCTCTTGTTATTGGCGTGATTGCCGGTGGGTCGCAAAGGACACTGTTTGTTGTGGTTGCCGTTGTCGATGTTACATCAAGTGGAGTAACTGCATCGACACCGCGCCAGACCTGAACAATGGCAGCGCCAGCATCGTTGGTGCTAAGTGAGCCGCCCGTGAATGTAAGGAAAATAGTATCAGAAGAGGCTCCTGTTAAACGTCTGTATGCAACGGCAAGGTTGGTGTCAAAAGTGCTATTGGCGTGAAGTTCAGTAACTTCGGTGTATGGGATGCTGGCGCTACCAATGACTAGATTGCGGTCAGCAGTAGACCCAGTGCCGAAGTAGACAATAACGAAATCACCAACGGACGGCGATGTATTCGATCCGCCAGTTAAAGTACCACTTAGCGATACAGTTACGTTACTTGTCGTCCCTTCAAAAGCAACAGTGCGGCCACCAACATACTGAATGGCGCTACCTACTCCTAATAGTCTCTGAAATAGCATTAGGCCACCTGCCCGACCAGTGAGCCGTAGACAGTCGTGCCGACCTTCCAGAGTGTGATGACGGTAAACCCGCCAGAAGGAAGCAGAGATGGAGGAGACCCACCAACCCAGACAACGCCAATGGTTGTCCAATCGACCGTAAAAGCGGAAGCCGTGTCATTAACCATCAATGTAATTGACTGCCCAGCCGCCCAGCTTGCCTGAGTCGGTGTCCTGTTCGCACCCAGTGTCCATGTCTGAATGCTACCATTGTTTGGGTTAAGCACCGCGCCAGCGGTATCGACGACAGCAAATACCTCTTCAGTGTAACCGTCGTTCAGGACAGCGCCTCCGATGGTCTTGTTCGTTAATGTCTGTGTGTCAGTGGTGCCGACCACGGCACCTGACGGGATAACTTTCTGCGCCGCTGCACCGTCGATGTTGCCGCTTGCGTTGGACAAGACAAAGCTGGAGGCCGCAATGCCGCTAAGTGTATTGTCGTCTGCACTGATGGTCTTGTTCGTCAGCGTCTGGATGTCAGTCAGGCCAACTGCACCAATCTCTGTACGTGCGACTGCGGCGTTAGTTGCAGTGAAAACATTTGAGCCAACTGCCGTTGCACCGAGCTCTGTACGTGCAACTGCGGCGTTAGATGCAGTAAAAACATTTGAACCAACTGCCGTTGCACCAATCTCCGTGCGCACTACTGCGGCATTAGCCGCTGTAAAAATGTTGGAGCCAGTTGCCGTTGCACCGATCTCCGTGCGCACTACTGCGCCGTTAGCTGCAGTGAAGATGTTTGAGCCAGTAGCAGTAGCTCCTAGTCCTGCCTGCGCAGTTGCCTGCGTATTTCCACCAGTACCGCCCGAAGCGACTGGGAGCGTAGTGCCAAGAGTAAGCGAGGTGAGGTGGTTTGCTACGTCTACGACGTTTGTAGCGTCGCTGTATACCCACATGGTTTTACCCGCAGGGACGGTGATGCCAGTGCCAGCACTTGTCTTGACTACTACCGAGTCTGCGCAGTCGTTCTGTACAATATAAGGCTTCTCGACATCAGGTACGACAAGGTTCCGCGTAGACCCACCTGTGGCCCCTGTGCAGCGCAAGCGCATATTGCGCGCAGGTTGCGAAGAGTTGGTATCGGTCAACGTCAGCGTCTGGTTGTTGCTGGCAAAGGTAACATCAGCAGAACCAACAATGGCTTCCTCAAGCGCAGTGCCGAGGTTGACGTTAGTGACGTTGCCCCACGTTGTGGAGTTCTCGCCTGTGGCCATCAACTGAATTTTAAGGTTGCTATATGTACTTGGCATCTTAGTTCCTTACGTCGGTATCTGAGTCCAGATTACTGTATTTCCGTCATTGATCTGCACCCAGTTCCCAGACTGGGCATCGTTGACTGGTACCCAGTTGGGTGTTTGATTATCATTCACTTGGGCCCAATTCCCCGTCTGGCTGTCAGCAACTGGTACCCAGTTAGGTGTTTGGTTATCATTAATAACACCCCATACTAACGGAGTTGTGACTACTGCAACGGCTTGTACACCAACGACAAAGACTTTACAACCAGCTACTACGCTAGTGGTTCCTATCTGGCCGGTAGCCGAAACACCTGTGAGGTAGTAGGCTGATTGAGTAGTCACCGTGCCTACAGCGCCTTGTGCCCCTACACCCGTTGGCGTGACGTTAGCAGCACTTTTCTCTCGGGTGTCTCCAATCGCACCGGAGGCCGCAACCCCCGTAAGGGAGACCTGACCCTTAGACTCGACTACTACTGTGCCTACATCATTAGCCGCAGACAACCCGGTGATGGATACCTGCTTGGGTATAGATATTACAACAGTGCCAACGGAGCCGGTAGCCGAAACGCCTGTGACTGGGAACTTACCGCTAAGGGAGAAACTAGGAGTACCGACTGCACCAGAGGCTTGCACGCCTATTGGACGCACGTTCGCCAGCCCGGTTGCGTTAGCCGTGCCGACTGCACCGGAGGCTTCTACACCTGTGACCGAGACCTGCTTAGGCAAAGAAACCGCAGCGGTGCCAACTGAACCTGTTGCTTCGATACCAGTAAGCGTAGTTTGTGCCGCACCAGAGGTGAGGACTGTGCCAACTGCACCCGTGGCTTCAATACCTGTAACTTCTATGAAGACAACTGACCTAGCTACAACAGTACCAACGGAGCCGGTAGCTTCTACACCAGTAAGCGCGGTTTGTGCCGCACCGGAGGCAAGGACTGTGCCAACAGCTCCCGTAGCTCCTACGCCAGTAACCGAGAACTGCGTAGGGATAGAGGCAACGACTGTGCCAACTGCACCAAGGGCTTCTACGCCAGTAACTGAGAACTGCGTAGGTATAGAGGCAACGACTGCGCCAACTGCACCAAGGGCTTCTACACCAGTAAGACTTACCGTTGCGCCGGTACGAACCGACACAGTGCCGATTTCGCCCTCTACCGAGTCTTCAAAGACGGGAGTTGAAATATCGCCGCTAGCAGAAACACCTACACCGTCGTCGATGGCTTCGGCAGACACACCAGTGGGTATCACGTTCGCAAGGGCCGTGACGTTTACGGTGCCAACTGCACCAAGGGCTTCTACTCCAGTAAGCGTGGTTTGTGCCGCACTGGAAGTAAGGACCGTACCGACTGCACCCGTGGCTTCGACGCCAGTAACCGAGAACTGCGTAGGAAGAGAAACGACGACTGTGCCAACTGCACCCGTGGCTTCTACACCAGTGGGGGGTGCTCGAGCACTAGCTACGACCGTACCTATACCAACTGAACCAATGGCTTCAACGCCCGTTACATTAACATTAACATTAACATTACCACCCGGTGACGCTGTGAATATCACGTTGCTGTTATTGCCGCCGTCCGTTGAGTTTACACCGACATAGAAACGGTTTGCTTGGTTCACGCCAATGTCCGTGACGCTCAGATAGTCAATGCCAGTGGTGACGTTGGTCAGGCTAAATGTGCGGCGACTTCCTACAGTAAAACTGTTTACCGTAACGACATTACCTACTGTCCCTGTGATGCTCCATGTGCCAATAGTGCCTAAGTTGCTATCAAAGCGGACAGTGTGGGCTACCGTCTTGGTAGACGCAAGTTCAGTGAATGTGTATGTGCCAAGCAGTGCTGTTTCCGACGTTCCAGTTGCCCCACCGATAGTCAATTTATTGAATGACAGACCCCCAGAACCAGCAGCAAAACGCCTTGCAGTAGTCGAGACATTGGACAGCAGAATGTTAGCGGTGTCTTTGTTGAACGTAAGACCTGCTGTCTGGTTAGTAGACCAGACCGTCCCCGTCCCGCTTAGTGTCCATAGCCCAGACCCCATTGTGATTGTTCTGGTATTAGTGTTGTTGGAGTCAAAAGTCGTGCAAGTCAGGTTGTAGTTAAATGCGTCAAACGTGCCGCGAGTGAGAGAAATTGAGCTGGTCGAAGTAAACGCATCCCCAAGCCGAAACGTGCCGCTAGGAGGATCAATCGTAATCGAAAACGTTATTGTCTTACCTGCACTGGTGAACACCGTGGTGCTGCGACCAGAGAAGATTTGCGTTGCGCCTCCTGATACAGTTACACCAGAGCCAAGGGTGTAAGAGCCGTAACGGGTTTGGCTCACGTTGTGGTTAATCGTAATGCCTATAGTTCTAGTAGAGCAATCAAGAGTACCGATGTTGTAGGCATTTCCTAATGCAAGCGTTCCTGTTAGCGTGGTGTCGTTGTTAATTACAGCCGTGTCTTGAGCCAGTGGGAAGTAAATTGTATTTGCGCTTCCGCCAGAGGTGTCCGACCACGAAGTGTTGTTCCAGCTTGTACTCGTCCCAACGCGATAAACCGTCTTAGCCGCAGGAAATGTAATCCCGCTATTGCCCCCGCAGTCACCACCACGGGTAGGTGAGATAGGCGCAGCAGCCCCAGCAATCGTAATGTCTTGGAAGTCGCAGTCGGTAGCAGATACAGCCGCACAGGTTAGGGTGCGTGTTGTGCCGACGACGCTGGAACGAACGAAGCCGCGAGCAATAGAAGACGAACCAGCGCAAGTAAAAGTGCCGTTTACGGTTTGATTGGCGGAGATGGCTAGTTGGGTCAGGCCCGCTGTACTAACGGGAAGCGTCAGGTCGTTGAAGGTGTTTGTGCCATTAATTGTGCGAGTGCCAATTCCTGTGTTGGTAAAAGAAAGATTGTAAAAAGTTTTGCCACCTCCAGAAAATGTGGGCGATGCTGTAGTGCAGTTTATTGTTGACGTTCCCGCATTAACAGTCAGGTTTGTTGAGGTTAAAAAATCAACGCCGCCAGCAATAGTTAGCGCGCTAGAGCCTAAATTAATGGTTCTAACATTAGTGTTGGTAGAAATAAGCGACCCAGCCGCCACAGCAAAGTTTGCCGTAGTAAACGTCCCCTGCGTAATCGTTAATGCTCTGGAAGTGGTGTTTAACGCATCACCAAGCGTAACTGTAATACCGGAACCATTGACTGTTACTGCGCTAAACGTCTTACCCGCAGTTGTCAGCGTCCCCGTGCCAGTTAACGTCATCGTGCCTGTGTGGGTGTAGGTCATAAGCGCACTGAGCGTGACGCTGCCAGCTACAGTGATTGCCGCCGAACCAGCAATAGTGCCTGTAAAGCCCGTGCAGTTAATCGACTTTGCGCCAGTGTTACCAGCGGCAATCGTGCAAGTGCCAGTGGATAAGGCGCTAAAAAACACATCGTCAGCGGTAGTTGGAACGGACGCGCCACCGCCACCGCCAGAGGTAGTTGCCCACTTAGTCCCCGCAGTGCCGTCCCAAGATGCCGTGCCGCCTACCCAATAACGATCAGCCATTTCAGCCCTCCACAGGCTTCAGCACATCCTGACCGCCAATCTCAACGCGCTCATAGGTCACGCCGTCAATCTCAATGGTTTCTGGCTCAGGTGCTGGCGGGTTCTCTACAGCGAACAGCCAGTTGTCCAGCCGCTCTTGCTTCATGGCCGCGATTTCTTCTTCTGTGAACGTGTGGTCATCAGGAAAATACAGCGCATCACGAAACACGCCGTAGGGGGTTGTAAATTCAAAATCTATTTTCATGACGCCCCCCTACGGCGGACTTTCTTAATTACTCAGGTTTGGCTTTTTCGGCCAAGATAAATGCAACCAAACCGGCTACGCCAGCAACAGCAGTGGCAGCGACGCTATAGAGCTCGGTCGAAATACCAAAAGCTAAAGCAATACCGGACAGACCTGCATAGCTCGATGGCTCTTTGAGTCGCGAAAGAACAAAATTCAACATAGTTAATCTCCTTATGCTTCGTTAGTGGAAACTTTTCCATCTTTCATAAAAACATACTTGCCGATAACCGGCTCGCCCTTAGGCCAGCGCGACGCAACAAGACGGCTCTTACCAAGCTTCATTACGTTTACAGCATTACCTTGGTTGCCGCCAAGCACATAATAGTGCCCAGCATCTTCGCCAACATAGAAGCCAACATGCCCACCACCTGCGCGGTCAAAGACAAGTATAGCCCCCGGAGCTAGCCTATCACGACGTAGCAGAGAGCCGTAAGTAGCCCACTCTTTCGCACGCATGTAGAGCTTAGGGTAAGGTAGATCAGCTTCATCCATGCAGTGTGCAACAAACACGCCGCACCAAGGAGTCTCATCATTCCGCCACCAAGCACGCAGCTTTGCTAGCCACCCAAGGATAACCTTGTTGTGGGCTGGGCCGGGTATTTCCTTAAGGCCTTCATAGTTTTCAGCTATGGTCAACCAACGAGGGTCAGCCATTACGCAATCCGAATAATAGCTGTGGTGTTAGTAGCCGTTGGGAAGATGATGGTGAAGTCGCCATCTGTCGATGTTTTGTCCGAACCAAAATCCAGAGAGGCTACAGCGGCGTTCGTCAGCGTGGTGTTCGCGTTCGAGTTAGCCGAAGGCGTCGTGTTATAAATAAGCGCGCCGCGAGCCGTGATTGTCGAGTTAGCAAAGGTCAGGTCCGAGAAGTCGGTGAAGCCCGTGCCTGTTGAAGCCGAGTTGTTCGAAGTTACAACGCCGAGGTTAACCAGTGTTCCACCGCCTGCGGTGTAGTTTGTGCCTGTTACTTCGTTAGACGCGGTGTATGCAGTGGTGTTGGCGTCAATAGAAGCTGACGAAGTGTAGAGCGCGAGCTTGAAGGTGTCGCCACCGGTTGCGCGGAAATCGTGTACGGCGAGCATTAGCTCGGCCTTGAACGACGTGGTCATTGCTTGAGTAATTGCCATCTTAAGGCCTCCTTATGTATCGAGTATGGCGGTTAACTCTGGGTACCCCGCCTGTTTAAATTTGTTCACCAGAGTTACGTTATGTGACCGCACGGCTTCATGCATATAATGCACTAGCACTCCACGGATGCTGTCTTTGAAAGCTTCCGCTTGGTCACGGATAGCCGGATGTGCGTTGCTACCGACATAGATAATCTTATCTAACGCACGCTCGGCAACCTCCTCTGGCGTGAAACCACGGCCTTCGGTAGCCATAACCATGACGTTGCCAATAGTACCTGAAACGGGGTCAAACATCTATAGCTCCTACTGGACCGGATATCGGGCTTGGGGAGTGCGGTACATATCTTGACGGTTTTTGCCTTCGCCAAGCTGTTTGAGCATACCCATCGCATCGTCATAGCGTTTTTGATATCCAGCAATGATATCAGCTTCGCCCTTCATAAACGTATACGCCTCGATAAGCGCACCATAAAGCAACGCGCTGTCGAAGTTATCGCCTAGCCAGCTTGTACCCGCAGTCACGATGGACTCTGGGTAGTAGAAGTAGTGTAGTTCGACTGCATAGTTGGCGTCTGGCGTCGGCCCTAAGATGTACGAGTTCTCGTCAAAGTAGGCATAGTGTGTGGGTATGCCGGTCGTACTTGGGTTTGGAAACGACTGCCGAATGTAGCTCACATCCTTGTTAAGCAAATACTCGTAACGTCCAGTAGCGTCGATAACAGCCATGGAGAAGTTAGCCAGCCAGTCTGAAGGCACCGAGAGGTACTTGTTACCTGACGTCATGTTACCCGTCACGTTCTTACGCAAGTCAAGCAACTGCACCGTGTTAAAGATGCGCTGCTCAGCCTGCTCGATGAACGTGTTGATCTGTTCGGCAGACGTCATTCCGCCCGACCCCGCCGTGTCCGGGAAGTCGTTTTCGGTATAACCCTTGATTGTCTCGAACAGTTCAGCGTAGTTCATTAGGCCAGTTTCTTGCTGCTATGCGTACCTTTGGTAGCCGCACCCGTACCGCGAGTTTTCACAGTCTGAGTGTTAGCTACGTTGTTAGGGTAACCCGAATTGTTCTTCACAATCGGCACCGTCTTTGGCTTGTAGTCCATATTATTTACCCCGCGAAGATTTCTTCTGGTTAGCGATTTTGGCTAAGTTACGACCCATAGCGCCCATCTGTGCGTTGGTCTTGCCGCCCTTGGCTAGCTTAGTCAGAGGCTTACCCTTGTGCATTGCGCGCTCGTGCTTATGCACGGCTTTCGCTGCAGTAGCCTTATCTTGCTTCAAATCTTTCTTATCCATCACTAATTCTCCGTCTCAACTGTTACGGTCCCTACTTGACCACTACCTAATAGCGTATTTGGAAGCCCAAATAAACCCAAAGGATTATTTAACCCCACTGGGTCCCACCCCCACTGAATTACGCGACTACCATCAGTAGGGTTATTGTTCACGTTTAGACCTGCTTGGTTATAGCTATTGTCTGGACGTGGGTCGCGCAGTGCCTGTGGGTCATCCACTGGATACATACCCAACTGAAGCTGCGGCTGATCTGGTTCCCAGCAAGTGGGGCACACAAGAATGTTGATATTCTTGGTCTTAATGACGAGCCGCTTGAGTTCCTTAAGCTTGTAGCGAAAGTTACAGCGGTCGCACTGGGCGATTGCCCACTTACCAGAGGCGAACCGATTAGGCACGTATCACCGGAAATACTGACGAGGTGCGATGCGCAGTGGCGCTTTCTCACGGTCCTCATCAGCAGCCTGCTGCCAGAGTTCTTCGTATTCTGCTTTGAGCATTTGGCTGCGGTCAAGCGCGCCGGGAACCTTCAAGGATAGGTGATACGCGAGACCAGCCACCAGACAAGGGAGGAACCTAAACGGTATATCTTGCGTAGTAACACCATCACCAGCATCCTGTAAACGGCGCAAGCGCCAGTAGACAAAAGTATAATAGTTGCTCTGGTCTGGCGCTGGCCAGACGTTAATGTTCGGGTTTGCAACACCATCTACCGGATAGTCTGCACCTGACTGGCGGTTAATCCACACTTGGATAGGCCGACCCTGCGCGTTTTTATTTGGGATAGTCGAGTATGTGTCGATGCTGATACGGTTAATAGTGATATCAGTCTGCTGCTGCCCTGTCTGGGTGCGCACAACATGCTCAAGCAAGTCTATAGTGTCGATAGGTAAATCGTAAACAATCTGCCCCTGCACCAAGGGGATAGAGCCTTGCTCGATGGTCCACAGGTTAATACCACGGTTAGCCCACTCAATAGTGAGCAGGTTCAAGCTACGGCGCGCAGTGCGCAAGTCATAGCCCGTGCGAAGCTCAGCCCCACAACGCTCAAAAGCCTCTTCGACTAGGTCGTTGAGGTTGAGATTAAATGCTGTGGTTCCGCTAGTGGTCATCGGTACTTAGCTGCCTTCTTTGCTATGGCTTTCGGCTGCTTAACGAATTGCTTGCCCGCCTTGATGCCTGCACGTTTCGCCTTGCTTGTAGCAGAGTATTCCTGAGAACTCAAAGCCTCACGTGCTTTCTTAGGTAAGTAGCGCTCACCCGTAGCTTTTGGCCCTTGAGTAGACGGCTTGCCTGACTTAGTGCCCCAGTCTTCCTTACCCCATTTGGACAAAGATTTCTGCGCTTCTGTCTTCGGGCCGCTGTAGCTGCCGCCAGACTTCTTATACCGCTGCGTAGCAAGCTGGGCTTTACGGGCGGACCATTGACCTGCGTTTCCACCCTTGGTGCCAGCTTTTACACTGGCAACAATGCGCTTCCACTTAGGTTCGTCCGACCGAGCCATTTACCCTCCGAGGTTCATCATCTGCATACGGCGCATGGCTTGCATACGCGGGTCTTCTTGACCTATTTGCTGCTCGTAAGGGTTAGGCGGAGCCACAGACCCACCCATAGCCATACCCGGTGCAGGAGGCTGACCTGCCTGCTGCATCATTTGTTGGTACTGCTGTAGTTGCTGCTGTGAAGGCTGACCTTGCTGCGGCACTCCGCCCAACTGTTGACCACCGAGTTGAGCCGCAAGAGGGGCTGCTTGCTGTAACGCACCGAAGCTCGGGTACTCAGCAGCAATCTGCTGAGAGAGCTGCGCCTTCCTATCTATCTCCTGCTGGGTTAGTGGCTGACCTCCGCTCATATCAAAGCCCGGACCTCCATCATATGGACGCGGAGAAGTCTGCTGCGGATTAAAACCACCTTGCATAGGCTGACCGCCCTGCTGTGGCACAGTACTCATTAGTTGCCCGTAGCGCTGCATATGCTGCATTGGGTCGGGTGGGGGCGGAAGCTGACCACCTTGCATAGGCTGACCTTGCTGCTGCGGAGGCTGACTATAAAGAATGCTGGGTGAACCATAACTAGGAGGCTGACCGCCTGCCCCTGCCTGTTGCTGCCGTGCTAACATCTGCTGCTGACTCATACCACCAAACATCTGGCCTATTCCCATACCGCCACCCTGCTGCATTGGGTTCGACTGCATAGGCTGACCCGGTCGCATCTGCGAACCACTTGGTTGAAGCTGTTGCTGATACTGTTGCGTATATCGGCGTTTCTGCGGACCATTATACTGACCAAGCAACGACTGTATATGCTGCTGCTGCTGCTGATATGCTGGGCCACCCGGTGTCATACCCTGCAAGCTTTGTATCTCGTCGGCCATACTAGGATTACCGCCTTGCCCCGGTCGCATTTGCTGACCGCCTTGCTGCATAGGGGTTTGCTGCTGTCCACCAAAACCACCAAAACCACCAAAACCACCAAAACCACCCATAGGCGGTTGAGTCATAGGTCGTGGAGGCATACCAGTACCACCGCCTGCAATACCCATAGGCGGATTGGGTTGAGTCATAGGCTGCTGGGGTTGACCACCAAAACCACCCTGCATAGGCGGCTTGGGTTGAGTCATAGGCATGGTTTGCTTACCGGGCTGCATAATAGGCCGACCGCCAAAACCACCTAGAGGGGGCATACTCATATTACTTACCTTTCTTGAAGCCCTTGAGCATTTGCGCAAAACGGGCACGTTGACCTAACTTACCGGGGGCCTTGGCGGCTTTGGCAAGTTTTCCTGCTGGGATTTTCTTACCCGCAGGAGTGCCAAGCTGCGCACGGAGTGCGCCGGGTTTCTTGATCGCTTTGGAGATGTCAAGCTTCCCACCTTTAGCATACATAGTCACTTCGTCGGGGTTATCCTTACGACGAATTGTTTTCGCCCCCGGCATTTTAGAAGGGTTTATGGCCCCCATACCCCGACAAGCGCGCATTAGCAGTAGCCGCCTTTTTTCATTGTGACGCGCTTAGCTTTGGTTTTGCCCTTGACAGCGATACCATCAATCGAGCCACCCTTAGCATAGCACTTGCCGCCACCGGCCTTCTTGACCATCGCACGACCTTTAGTGTCTGCCGACTTCTTCATCAGCGCAGCGCCGAACTTAGTTGCTGCAAATGGCTTACCCTTGGCTTTGCCGCCCTTTTTGTAGCCCGGACCTTCGGAACGGTTTGCGCTTGCAACTACCTTACCTTCTTCAGCGGAAGGCTTGAGTTTCTTGAGTTCATCCAGATGCTTCTTACTACGGGCACGGTCCGCAGCTGAAGGTTTTGGAGGTGTAGAACCACCCTTAGCATATTTCATAGTCTTTCCTTTTTCTTTAATTTTACCACCCTTGGCATACATACCAGATGATGCGGCGTCTTTGTATCTGTCCTTGGCAACCTGGGTTGCACCGGGTGCTTCTGCGGCTTTCTTTAATGTAGCTAGTTTGGCCGCACGCGCAGGATCATTAGCAATATCCTTGCCGAAACGAAAAAGAGGAGTACCACCGGGCTTACCGCGTAGTGCAGTACCGCCAGTTGTCGCTACAGTTTTAGCTGTAGTGGAAGCCGGAGCACCATTACGCCTTGCTTGCATGGCTTTTAAGTCTGCTTGAGCCCTGCTGTCTGTCTTAGTAAACGGCTCTTTCTTAGCTGCTGCGTCTATTGCCTTGCGTTGCTCAGGGCTAATTTTATAGTTTCTATTCAGCTTAGTAGGTTCCGAAGCTGCCGCAGTTGTACCGGTTCCTGTACCAGTTTCTGTACGGCTCGCACTTTTGCCTTCGCCAGCAATGTTTGTGGTGAAGCTCTTACCGTTATAGGTAAACGTCTTACCTGCACCTAGGCGCGAGCGCGCATCTTTAAACGCTGCGCCGAAGCTCTGTGGCTTAGCCTTTGCCGGTTCTGATGCTTTGGCTGGTTCTGGCGTGCTAACTTTAGCAGGTTCCGCTGCGGCTGCGGGTTTATCCGCGCCAAACTTACGGGTTCTACTTAAACGCTGTTCTGCGTCATACTCTGCTTTGCGTGTAGCAGTGCGGTCTAGCCCCATACGCTTGGCGCGGTCATCTTCTGCGTCTGCTTTGCGCTGTGCGGCTTTCGCTTCAACTACATCTGCGTTTTTACCTTTGGCAAGAGCAATTTTGCGGTCTTTATCAATGTCCTTCATGCGGCGGTCGTAACGACCTTGTGCGCCACCTGCAGAAAACTTTTTCATTGCACGTGCCATAACTATACCTTCCTCATCTCATCTACCTTGGCTTCAAGGCGCTCGAAGGCCCGATCAAACCGGTCCCCTAACTTATCAACTAGTGTGGTCATCTCCGAACGAGTTACATGCTCGCGGGCGATTTCTTCGCGGGTCTTATTGAGCAAAATACCGAGACGGTCCAGCTCGTCAATCTTGCCCTTAAACAAGAAGCCCATAACCGCTACCACTGCTGAAAGAAGAATATTCCATATCATCATTTCCATGTCAGCACTTCCAAGCTCTGAGGCTTTTGTTGATACGGCTATTAGGGTCATTGGCGGTCTTCTTCGATGTGAGCTTCTTCTTCATACCCGACATCCGTGCGCAGAATGACTTCTTACGCGGACCACCTTCAGGCTGCGGTGCCTTGAGACCGGGCTTACCCGGGTTGGCTTTATTGTAGGACGCACGACCCTTGGCGTTCAGCCCGCCAGACTTCGCTTTGCCTTCTTTGCGTGTCCAAGCAGGTGTCTTAGCCATTAGACCATCTTCCCTTTCGTCTTACCCTTGGTAGCGCAGCCATCGGCACGCTTAGAAGCAGCTGAACCACCAGCAGCCATCTTCTTGACCTTGCCGCCCTTTTTGAAAGGGAATGAAGCCGTAGCGCCTATTTTGCCGCCATCAAAAGGACTTGCGCCAAAACCTACGCTACCCTTACCTACAGGGATACCCTTAAGCCCATAGACCTTACCGACGGGAGTTGACATTTTACCAATGCTTGCTTTGGGGGCACTGGGTTTAGAAGAGCCACCGCCACCGATGCGACCGCGACCGCCACCGCCACCGCCACCGCCACCGCCACCATCTATATGTGGAAGCTTGTATCCCCCTAGTCTATCTAGACCAGCTATACTCGGTCCGGAACGGCTACCGCTTACAACAATCTCGTCACCAGCAGCATATCGTTTTACCTTCTTGGCCATTACACGAACCGCCCTTTGGTTTTACCCTTGGTAGCGCAGCCGTCGGCGCGCTTGGAGGCAGTGGAGCCACCCTTGGCCATCTTCTTGACCTTACCGCCCTTTTTGAACGCTTGGATGTTCTGCATTTTCGGCTTTGTACCCATATCAAGGGCACCCATACCTACAGGGCCTTCTTCAGCCACCATGATGTCTTCTACCATAGGGCGATTACCCATAGGGCGGTTGCCCATATTCGCACGTGCCCGCTCCGCCATTTCCGCCATCATTTTTGGGGGCATCATACGGGAACGTGAAAAAATTCCGGACAAACCTTTAGGACGCTCACCAGCTTGTGCTGCCTCAAACTTTCTCATTGCCTTTGCATCAAGCTTGGCGCGTAATTTGGGTGGTAGTTTTCCAAACATTATGCTGCTTCCTTCTGTGAGGGGGCAATCATCGGATAAAGAATATCTTCACCGTAGTTACCGATATACTCCTGTACGCCCATGTGGCCCAGTGTGATTGTGGGGTCTACCCACACTTCGAAGCCAAGTTCCCGTGCACGGTCGCAGAAGAGGAAATCTTCTCCGATATATCCTTCTTCGGTAACAAGGAAATCAAACATAGCGTTTAGCATGCGGTCGGACCGCGTGTCGTAGTAGCTCCACTCTGGGTGGGCTGCTGACATCTGCTCAAACACTTCACGACGCACGAGCATAAAGGCAGTCGCCACGCGCTTTGCACGGACTAGGCCCATCTGGTTCATGGTGAGTTGGTTGTTCTCGTCGTGGTCGAGAGTAGCGATGTAGTTTTTGGTTTCGCTGCGCGTACGGGGTACAGCAGCTACAATACCCTTCTTAGGGTCAGTGCCCCACGCCATAAGGCGGAACACATCTTCTGGTTCGAAGTTAATGTCCGAGTCGATGAACATTAAGTAGTCGCACTTAGACTCAAGCAGGTCTTGCGCCAGCAGGTTGCGCGCACGAGAAACAACCGAACACCCGCATATGCTGCCGATGTGGATTTCAACTCCGTGCTGCGCAGCCTGCTGAGCAAACCGTGCGAGAGAAACAGCTAGCTTCAAGGACACCTTGAAGTCGTACGCTGGGAGAGCGATGAAGACGCTCTTACCAGCTAAGTCGTAGCTTTGTTCCTGCTGCATATATCACCCGTAAAAGACGGTGGCGTGGACGTTGGCGTCTACAAACGTTCGTATGCCATTCTCTGCCAAGATACCTTCGCCGGGAATAACAATGCTGTATGCCGTAGCGTTCTGTGAGTCAGCTTGGAGCAACACACGAGGCCACACAACTGCGGCACCGCTAGTTCCACCGCTATTAGCTACAGTGACGGTGAACGTGTTGGCGTCTGTAACGGTGACCTGATACGGGTCATCCGTCAAGTCCCAGTCAATATAAGCCCACTGCCCAGTTGAAAGGCCGTGGTTAGCAGCCGTTATAGTTGCTGTGGTGGTAGTCCGTGCATATGTCCCAGTCACCGAAACATCGTCAACAAATGTTGAATAGCGTGTAGCAGTAACGAGGGGGAAGATAACCGCCCCCTTGAGACGTGTGCGATATCCTACCGACAGCCCACTAACCGAGGCGTGGATAGATTTGACATCATATTGCATACCCATCAGTATTCTCCTTCTTAGAGGTTGTTACCGATTACGATGCAGTAGTTACGGCAATCCAAGTGGTACCGCCATCCGATACGTACAAGCGTGTCGAAGCAGACGAACCGTCGCTGCGCAGGTAGATCGAACCCTTAGCAGCGGCAACAGTCGGAGCGCCCGAACCGACATACACGCCCATACCGCCAGCAGCGGTAGTTGCGAGGAACGCAGAAGCACCACCAGCGACAAGAGCCGAAGCGCTGTCAGCAGTGACGTTGCCGGTAGCGGCCAAAGAAGTAACCGAAGTAGCAGAACCGAAAGTACCAGTTACGGTTACAGTGCCGGTTGTGGCGTCGGTTGAAATTGTTTGGAAGCCGTTCTCAGAACGAACTGGACCATTAAATGTAGTATTAGCCATGACTTATCTCCTGTGTAGTAGCACTCGTACGTACCGTCTCTACTAAGTCCGCTGGGCCGGTCGGTACGAATAATATCCCTAGTGACGTAGATATAGCACAAACAAAAAAGAAGGGAAGAGATTTCTCTCCTCCCTTCCCCCCGTTCCCTTGAGCTACGCTCTCGGGGAAACTTATTAGGCTGCGCCTTCGCTGCCGTACATACCCAGAGGGTCTGACCAGCCGAACGAATAACGCTCACGAGCCTTGTAACGTACGTTACCAGTATCGAAGTCACCGTCCATGCCCGTCGCCA